GATTTATGGATGGATTTACAAGTGATGGCACCGTGGACATGAAGCACACGGAATATTACAACCTTATGAGAGAAGCGACCAAGGCGGAACTGATTGGCAATGCAGTAAAAGCAGACGTGCCGGGCTTTTATATCCAGGCAATGATTACCGGGAAAAAGCCGGAGTTTCTTAACACACTGGATGCAGAAGAGGAAAGCACGGGTTTTCATGCAGAATATGAGCAGATTACCGGGGCGGTGGTTACGATTTTTGAAGCCTGGATGAAAGAAAACGGCGTGGAGAGTACCGCCGCATCCTTACACCGCCTTATTGATACACTTGCCCAAAACCGTATTGAGGAATTGCGGACTATAAAAGTAAACCAGGAAGAACACCGGGAGCAGATAAAAGCGGCGTTTGAAGAAATGGAAAAGACTATGGGAGCCATGGCGAAAATGCCGCCTATTACCGTGCGTATGGATTTTGGAAGTAAGAAAGACCAGGCGGCAGCAGTGGAACCGAAAGAGAGTAAGGGCCAGGCCGTGGATTGTTGGAGTTGTGACACATGCGGCCATCATACGGGACTGAAATGTGATGCCGACAAATGTAAGGAATGTGAGGACGGAAGCAATTACACCCCGGAGAAGAAAAGCCAGGCAGCAGGGGAACGAGTCCAGGAAAGTGAGGACAAGGAAGAATGATTGTAATTTGCAATGATGCCATCAACCGGGCAATTAAATACCTGGAAGAAAACCATTCTGTAAAAGAAAAAGTATATTTACATATTGCAGAGGGATTTGACTGTATCGAAAGCCCAGACGGCCAAAAGGGATTTGGTTGTTACATTCCGTCTGAAAAGAGTATTTACCTTGCGGAAGAGATACCAGACAAGGAAACAAGCATTATAGAAACCCTGGCACATGAATACAAACACTTTATGCAGGATTGCCTGGGCCAGGAGTTTGACGAAAACGAAGCGGAACAATTTGCAAACCAGGTTTTAAAGGATATGGAAAGCGAGGACACAGACCATGGCAATGAT